AACTGTGGATGTTTCAATCAGAGGATTTGTGAGAGCAGATGGTAGAGAAGGATCTATCACCACTGTGGATCAAAAACGCAATGAAATGATTGAAAGAATAGAAGAAACATTGAACACAGACAGAACAAGAGAATTAACAGGCGCCGCGGCTATTACAAAAGTGACTTCAATTGAAGTTGTTGAAAGAACTCCACCATTGGGTGAGTTCAACATGATAGCACAGGTGTCTTACACATTTACTAAAGGAGCCTTATAATGTTAAAAAGTAGAATGACTAAAATGAAAGATATTACAGGCAAAACTTACTGGATTGAACCAGACAGAGTAAAACGATTTCTTGCGGAAGGCTATGTCGTCTGCAACGAAACAACCAAACCCAAAACCAAGAATGTAATCAAGGTGAAGGCCAAGGTTGTAAAACATAAAAAAACAAACATGACAAATCGTGAATTATTGAAAACAATTGATGAATCTGATAAGGATGATGTCACAAAATATCCTGAGGCACCACCTACTGGAGAAGACAATTGGACTTTTGATGAGGACGATTTTCTCAACAACTTAGAGGAGAAATAACATGGCGGTACTAGAAGGTAGCAGTGGTCAAGTGGTGACTACGGACGACTCAGGCGGTGCTGAAACGGCAGTTGCGAACGTCAGAAGTTGGACGGTGACTCACGAGAAAGCGGCTATAGAAACGACGAAGATGGGGGACGGAAGCAGAACCTACATTAGTGGACTACACCAATTCAGCGGATCTATGGAAGTAATCTATGACGACACAGCGACTGGCTTAGGCATTTTTGATCCATCAATTGATTCAACTCTTCGTGTGATATTTAGAACGACTACAACAGCGTCTAAACCACAATACGAAGGAGATGTAATTGTCACATCAGTGGCGAGAACAGCATCATTTGATGACGTTGTGACAGCAACAGTGGATTTCCAAGGCAGTGGACCATTGATTGAATCAACAACATCATAATGTTTAGAGTCAAGACAACAAACGCAGGAAAGGTGTTTGCTAACATAGAGCAATCTATCAAAAAGGCAAGCACCCAACTTGCACAAAACTTGTTTGAAGAGGCAAAAAGAAAAACGCCAATCAGACAAGGTCGTGCTAGGAAAGGATGGCGTGTTGAAAGGAAAGGCAAAAGCATTTCTGTTATCAATCGTGTTCCTTACATTGGCACATTAGAACGAGGGCGATCAACACAGGCACCTAGGGGAATATTACGACCTACGGTGAACAGTGTAAAAAATAGGAGAAAACTAAAATGAGTAATATACTAAAAAATGCCAAAGAGCATTTTAAAAACAAACTCAACGGTGAACTTCACAAGGTCGCGGTTGAAGAATGGAAACAAGATGTCTATTACAAAGGCACTTATTCCTTTGCAACAGAATCAAAAATAATGCAACTGCAACAAGAAGGCAAAGTGGCAGAAGCATTGGTTGAAAGTATTTTGCAAAAAGCATTAACACCAGAAGGCAAAAGAATGTTCACAGAGTTTGACAAACAGACACTGATGCATGATGTTGATCCTGCTGTGTTAATAAAGATAGCAAGTGCAATCAACAAGGCAACTACTGAATACAGAACTGTGGATGAAGTTGCAAAAAACTAAAAGAGGATGTTGAACTATTTGTGTTGATGCGTATTGCCAAAGAATTAGGCAAGTCAATACAAGAAGTTATGCAGTTTAGCATCCTGGAAATACAACTTTGGAGTGCGTATTTTAAATTAGAGCATGACGAACAACAGAAGGTAATGAAGAGTGGCGGAACGAATAAACATAGAACTGGTCGTCGTAGATAAAACATCCGCGGCACTAAAAAGAACAAAAGCAGGAGTTGTCAATATAAACTCTAGTCTAATGAAGACTAGCACATTGGCAAAAGGTGCTGTTGCGGCTCTTGGTGCCTTTGGAGCGGCTAGGATTGTTAAGAGTGTTGTCAATGTTGGTCAACAAGTAGAAGAACTAGGATTAAGATTCAAGTTCTTATTTGGCACGGCTGAGGAAGGTGCAAAAGCATTTGACAACTTGGTAAACTTTGCCGCTAAAGTTCCTTTCACACTTGAAGAGATACAACAGGGTGCAGGTAACCTTGCTGTTATTTCTGAAAACGCAGACGAATTATCCACAAACTTAGAACTTGTGGGTAATGTTGCGGCGGTGACAGGACTTGATTTCAGAACAACTTCAGAACAGATACAGAGAGCATTTGCAGGTGGTATTGCTTCAGCAGACATCTTTAGAGAAAGAGGTGTAAGGGCACTATTAGGATTCAAGGAAGGTGCCAAGGTAAGTGTTGAAGAAACACGAGAAGCATTCCAAAGAGTGTTTGGTAAGGGTGGACAATTTGGAAATGCCACAGATGAATTTGCCAACACACTTACTGGTACAATATCAATGCTTCAAGATAAATTGTTCAAGGTGCAGAAAGCCATATCAGATGGATTCTTTGAAGAACTTAAGATACAATTTGGTGACTTGAATGATGTATTGAATGAGAACGAAGAAACCATAGAAGAATTTTCAAAAACAATTGGTGAAAGTCTTGCAGAGGGTATTAGAAAAGCAGTTGATGCCTTTAAATTTTTA